GTCGAGCCAATCGTTGTTAATTCAAACTTAGTCAGCGCACAGAATCGCCACAGACTATATTGGACTAACATTCCTTTTAGTATTCCTGATGATAAAGGAATTGTACTTGCTGATATTCTAGAGGACGGAGTAACAGACAGAGAGAAATCACATTGCCTTGATGCTAATTATTTTAAGGGTGGCAATCTTAAAAGTTACTTTAAGAAACACAGAAGGCAATTAGTATTCAATAACAAAGGCGGTGCTATTCGTGGTCGCTATGACAAAGATGGAAAGATTAAACAACAATTAGAACTTAGACCTGATGATAAAACAAACTCACTTACTACTGTTCAAAAAGATAATGTAGTTGTTACTGTTCCAGAATTAAAATCAGCTTTTGGTGCGTGTATCCAAGTAGGCGAAGCAGACTTGAAAGGACACGACATAATCAAAAGAGTTTATAGTCCTAAAGGCAAAGCACCAACACTTACAACAATGGGCGGTGGCCATAGAGAACCTAAAGTAATTGTTGATGAATTAACTTGGAGAAAATTAACACCTCTTGAGTGTGAGAGATTACAAACAGTACCTGATGGATATACAGAAGGAGTATCGAATACACAGAGATATAAAATGTTAGGCAATGGGTGGACTGTAGATGTGGTCGCTCATATTTTAAAAGGCATAAGACATAAAGAAGAAAGCGAAAAGATTAATTGGTCTTATGATGCAAACGGAGTAGCTTTATAAAATAATTTTTAACAACACTAAGGAGTAACAAATGAAACTTAAAAAACTATTAGAAATAAATCAGATGTGCGAAGAAAGAAAAGCACCATGGGATGTGCAAGAATCTTACACTTACACTTCTAAAACATCAGGAGAAATAGACATACTTGATATGGATATTACTCATTTTATTAGAGCATTTAAATTATTAAATAAACAATCTAATCCAAAAGTTGAGGGCAGTTTACATTGGATTTCAGATAGATTAACTGGGTTAGCTAGCGAACTAAAGGAGTACACAGATGGAAATTAAACTAGAAAGTTATGAAGTCGAAGAGGCACTAAAAGAATTTAAATTGGAAAGAAGAACTGTCTTAGTAGAAGAGTGTTATGTAATGGCAAAAGATTGGGAAGACGCTGAAGAAATGGGTTATATGGAAGAACAAGATTGGGAATTTTCCTATGATGAGGCAGAAATTTATTCAGAGGAGATAGAGAGTGGATAAATATAAAGACGTTAAGAAAATAATAGATCATGTAAGAGATATTGAAACAACTTGTAGTGAATACATGATTAAACAAATAGTTTGTATTTTAATTTCAAGATTATTAAATCCAGGCGCAGTTCAAGAAACCGCAGGTTTAATGGCAGGACTTGCAGATGCAGAACAAGAAGCATTAGATGAATTAGATAAGGAGGAGATAATACATTGATTAAATGTAGTACTTGTAATAAAAAAGCTGTAATAAAACATGGCACACTAGGAGGTTGGATGTATAGTTGTGCTACCTGTGAACTAAATAGAATGAGGAGGAGTGATGAAAAGATCAAGAACTAAAGCGTATGTTATGACCGTGGAAAAAGGAGATACACTAGGAGAATATAGACTTAATGTTTTACGAGATACAATTAAGTTTATTAACAAGCACATAAGGAGGAAACTTTATGTAAAACTTCATGGTAGGTTTGGTAAGAACAACCCTAATCTACACAAGTACACATACCCTAGTGGTTTTATTAACTGGAGAGAATGCAGACTCGAAGATGCTCAACGAATAGATGTCTACATTCACGAAAGATAAAGTTGCAATAAATAAAAACAGTCTGTATAATCTACAGAGTTACTAAAAAATGGAGTAAAAAATGATTAAGAATATAATTGTAGCAGCAGTAATAGCTTTGTTCGTTAATGTTATTGGATTAAATCTTTACAATAATCATATTGAAGAACAGCTAAGTGCAAACACAAAGTCAGTTAGTTATGTTGCAGGTGAACTAGGAGATATTAGATTAGATATTACATCTCTTGAATCTAAAACTATGGAAGCTGTATCAAGTAATGAGTTAAGAAACGCTTACATATCTATCGAAGATAATAAAAGATTCATGGAGTATGAAGTTAAAATGTCTAGAAAAAGTATCCAAGAGTTTATTGTTAAACTTAACGAGGACATGGAGCGTTTAAATAGTATCTCTAATTTGAGTCAAGAGAACGACATACAATTAGAAGACAAGTTAAACTTTGTATTAAATGAGTTAGATAAAATACAAAATACATTGAGAGTTAAGGAGGAGACTGTGAAATTATAATAGTAAATCTTTTTAATATTGTTTACCCTCTTTATCTCCTAAACTCAATCAAACAATATTAACTGTTATTACAGACTAGTAGGTGGTCTAGTGAAGAGAAACCACCTCGATTTTTTTAACCGCCAACTAAAGAGGAAATGATTATGGCAATAGAAAGTGGACTAGCTTATTGGGCTAGTGTTAGAAACCCTAACCTTAAATACGAACCTGTCTACACAGTAGACTTAGTAGTTGATGAGGAGGTGGCAGCTAAGTATGAAGGCAGAGGTTTTAAAGTCAAAACCTTAGTTGTTAATGACGAGGTTGTTGGTAAGGCTTTAGTTATAAAGCGTAAAGTTAACGGCCCTAATGGTATGGTAAGAAAACCACCTAAACTTGTAGACCAAAACAAAAACTCATTAGATGATGATGTCCTTGTAGGCAACGGATCTAAAGTTAGAGTACAGTTTAACGAGTGGGAAGTGGACAATAAATATGGCACGTTCAAAGGCTTAGACTTTCAAGGTATGCAGGTTGTAGATTTAGTATCTTACAAAGCAGGTGATGGTGACGAGTTTGAAGCTGTAGATTCGGAGGAGTTTTAATGACAGAAGAAACTAAACCATACGTTACTATTGATGATGTGCAGATATTCGTAGAGGATCTACCAGAAGAAGCACAAGGAGTTTTCGGCAGAGTACAAAGACTAAATCAAAAGAAAGTTAATTTAACTCTTGATATAGAAGAAGTACAAGCAGGCTTAAACTTTTTTACTAACAAGATTATTGAGTTAGTAAATAGTGAAGCACCTCCTCAAGAAAAAATGGAGGAGGAAGACACCGCAGTTAAATCAAGTAACTAAGTAAAACAGAGCTAGGCATTTCTTAAGTTGTACGAATTGAAGATAGTTAAGAAGTGTCTAGCTTTTTTATAGGAGATAATAATGAGTAACACAGAATTAAAGTTTGTAAAAAAACATCAGCCTTGCCCTAACTGTGGCAGTAGCGATGCAAGATCAATAAATGATAACGGAACTTCAAAATGTTTTAGTTGTAAAAAGTTTTTTAAAAGCTATGAAAATGAACAGACAATAGAACAAGATGAAATAACAGTTATCGAAAATAAGACAGAACAAGAGGGAGTATTCGCTCCTTTATCAGACAGACAAATATCTTTAGAGACTGCTAAGAAATACGGAGTTAGAATATCTTATGATACTAAAGGAGTAATAGCAAAGCATTACTATCCTTATACTTTAGATACAGAAACAACTTCTTATAAAGTTAGGAACACATCTAAAAAAGATTTCTATTGGAAAGGATCTCCAAAAGACACACAGTTATTCGGACAGAATCTTTTTAAAGAAGGTGGTAAATACATTACAATCACAGAAGGAGAGTGTGATGCGATGGCAGCTTATGAATTACTTGGTAGTAAGTGGGCTGTAGTTTCTATAAAGAACGGAGCTAGTGGAGCAGTCGCTGATATAAAAGAAAACTTAGAATATGTAGAAAGTTTTGAGAACGTGGTTCTTTGTTTCGATACAGATAAGCAAGGAAAAGAAGCATCACATAAAGTAGCAAGACTTTTAAAACCAGGCAAGGCTAAGATCTACACACTACCTACTGGTTACAAAGATCCCAACGATATGCTTAAAAAGAAAAAGCATGTTGAGTTCACTACATGTTGGTGGGATTCTAAAGTATATACTCCAACAGGTATTATAAGAGTCTCTGAGAAACAGCATGAGTTTTTAAACAGAGATAAGAAAGATAGTGTTCCTTATCCGTGGAAGGGCTTAAATAAAAAGCTCTATGGTATGAGGCAAGGAGAACTTGTAACTCTGACAGGCGGTACAGGTCTTGGTAAAAGCTCTATAACAAGAGAGCTTGAGCATTGGATTGTTAATACTACGGAAGATAATGTAGGTATCATAGCTCTCGAAGAAGATTGGAAGCGCACAGTAGACGGAATATTATCTATTGAAACTAACTCACGTTTATACATAGACCATATAAGAGAAGAACATTCCGAAGAGTTTTTGTCCGAGAAGTATGACAAAGTATTTGGAAATGATAACGTGTTTATACATGCTCACTTTGGAACAAACGATATTGATGCTATCTTTAATAAACTTAGATACTTAATTATAGGTTGTGATTGTAAGTGGGTAATCGTAGATCATTTACATATGCTTGTTAGTTCTTTAGCAGAAGGTGATGAGCGTAGAGCTATTGATAATATTATGACAAGACTCCGTAGTATGGTAGAAGAAACAGGAGCAGGTTTAATATTAGTATCACACCTCCGTAGAGTAGAAGGCAATCGAGGACATGAGAATGGAGTCGAAGTAAACCTGTCACATCTTAGAGGTAGTCAAGCCATTGCACAGCTATCTGATTGCGTGATAGCATTAGAGCGAAACCAACAAGCTGATGATGAGCTAGAGGCTAGGACAACTAAACTTAGAATACTTAAATCTAGATACACAGGAGATGTAGGAATGGCTACAGCTTTAGTTTATGATCCTGTTACTGGTAGATTATCAGAAGATTATAATGAACATACCTTTCAATTAGACAACAGCGAGGTTGATTTTTAATGAAATTAATATTTGACATAGAAGCAAACGGTTTATTAAAGCACCAACTAACAGAAAATATAAAGCAAGAGGCAACAAAAATCTGGTGTATTGTAGCTATAGATGAAAACAATACTCTCTATACCTTTAAGCCGGGAAAAATTAAAGAAGGAATAGAGTTGTTAAAAGCTGCAGATACTTTAATTGGTCACAATATAATAGGCTTTGATATACCTGCAATAAAAAACTTATATGGTGTAGATCTGTATGAACATTGTAGTATTATAGATACTCTTGTTTTATCTCAGCTTTGCAATCCTAACAGAGATAAAGGACACAGCTTAAAAGCTTTCGGAGGAAAGATAAATTTTACAAAAGATGAACACGAAGACTTTACAATGTTTTCTCAAGAGATGTTAGACTATTGTATTAAAGATGTTCGTCTAAATAAAAAAGTTTATGATCTTCTTCTCTTAGAAAGTTCTTCTTTTTCAGTAGAATCTATACAACTAGAGCATGACACAAGAAGAATAGTATGTAAGCAAATAGAGAATGGTTTTGCTTTTGATTATAAAAAAGCAAGTATTCTTTTAGCTGAACTTACCCAAAGAAAATCAGAAGTAGAAGGAAAAGTAAAAGAAACTTTTAAACCTAAAGAAACAGAGCATACTATTTTATTGAATGTAAAAGAAAATCAATTAGCTGATGGAAGTTATTCTAAAAAAATGGGGTATGATCACTTCAATAAGAAAAGAACTCAGCTATCAGAGGATGAAAAAGAATTAGTTAAGTCAGGATGTGTTACTTCTTTTAAACGAATACAGATTACTGAGTTTAACTTAGGATCAAGAAAACAAATAGGTGAATACTTAATAGAGTTTGGTTGGAAGCCCAACAGATTTACACCAACAGGACAACCTATTGTAGATGAAGCAACACTAGAAAAAGTTAAACACATACCAGAGGCTAAACTTATTTCTGAATTTTTATTATTACAAAAGCGTATAGCACAGGTGCAATCTTGGATTGACTCAGTAAAAGATAACGGAAGAATACATGGTAACGTTATTACTAACGGAGCTATTACAGGTCGCATGACACATTATAATCCCAACACCGGGCAGATACCAAGCACTCGTAAGCCTTATGGAAAAGACTGTAGAGAATGTTGGACTGTCAATACTGGTAATGTTTTACTAGGAATAGATGCTTCTGGACTAGAACTTAGAATGCTTGCACACTATATGAAAGATAAGGAATATACTAATGAAATTATTAACGGAGATATACACACCTCTAATCAAAAACTTGCTAGACTTAAATCAAGAGATCAGGCGAAGACATTCATCTATGCCCTCATGTACGGAGCAGGAGATGCAAAGCTTGGAAGCGTGGTTGGAGGAACTAAAACAGATGGTAAAAGATCTAGACAATATTTCTTTGATAATCAACCATCATTCAAATCTCTTAGAGATAGAGTTACGAGAGCGTCAACAAAAGGATATCTCAAAGGGCTAGATGGTCGTAAGATATTTATACGAAACCAACATGCTTCTTTAAATACTTTGTTGCAAGGAGCAGGAGCTATCGTTATGAAAAAAGCTCTTGTTCTTTTTGATAAACATCTTAAAGAAGCTGGACTTATATATAAGTTTGTTGCTAATATACATGATGAATGGCAAATGGAAGTTCCTAAAGATAAAGCAGAACTAATTGGTGCGATAGGTGTTCGTTCAATTATAGAGGCAGGACAACATTTTAATATGAATTGTCCTTTAGATGGCGAATATCAATCAGGAGGTAACTGGAGTGAAACACACTAAGAAGGAATTAAACAACAAAAGAAAAGGAGACTTTGCGGAGTACTATGCAGTCACTTGGTTGTGGGATAATGGTTACGAAGTATTCCAAAACTCAGGATGTACAGGCCCTATAGACATGATAGCTATGAATAAAAAAGGAGAGGTAACTTTTATAGATGTTAAAACTTTTAAACCGCAGACAACAGGAAATAAACTCTCATCTTCTACAGCACATTCAAGAACTAAAAAACAAGTGAAGCTTGGTGTAAAAATACTAGGCTTTGATCCAGAAAACAGACAACTAAGATTCGTGGAGCATCAGAAATAAAATGAAAAATACTTATAAAAAAGAATCAGGACATTGGTATGCTAAAGATGGAGAACCTAAGTACACTATCATAGGTGCTAATGGAAAAGAAAGAAAAACAACCTTAAGGGATGCAAAGAAAGAAGGATATGTTCCCTCCGTTACAACAGTCATGGGTTTAATTGCAAAACCTTTTCTTGAGAACTGGAAAATAGATCAAGCATTAAAGTCTGCAATATCTTTAAGTAAGTTTGAAGGAGAAACAGACAATGCTTTTCTAGTAAGATGTAAAATAGATTCTAAAAAAATAGGAGTGGACGCAGCTAAAAGAGGAACAGCTATTCACGCTGACATTGAAAAAGGATTTACAGAAAATATAAAAACTAATTCTTATTTAGTAGTAAGAAAATGGCTAGATGAAAACTATCCCGATGAAGAATGGATAGCAGAAGGATCTTTCTGTGCTAAAGAAGGATACGGAGGTAAGATAGATCTTTATTCTAAATCAGGAATCTTTGTAGACTTTAAAACAAAAGATAATTTAGAAGGAAAAACATCTTCTAAGTTAGTGTTCGATGAATATGGAATGCAGTTATCTGCTTATGCACAAGGATGTGAGTTTAAAAAACCAGAAAGAGTTTCTATTTTTATAGATAGAGAAGATACTAGTATTATATGTTGTCATGTTTGGGATAAGAAAACACATAAAAAACATTTAGGAATGTTTAATAGTATCTTTGATTATTGGAAACTTTCTAAAAACTATGATCCAGTTACAGGTGTACTATGAGTGCAAGAAGATCTAAAAAAATAAGAAAGCAAGCTAAACAAATGTTTATTGATTGGTTAAGAACTATGACTCCAGAAGGAGAAGAACCTAAAAAAATTAACAAACATAATATACATTTGTTTTTACCAGAGCAGTCTCATTTCTATGCTAACGGACAGTTTAGATTAAGTGCGTTTACTTTAAAATGGTTTGAAAAGAAAATAAAAAGAAACCCTAACTTTAATTTAAAGGACTTAAATGCCTAAAAGATTTCCAAGAAAAGTAAGACCAAGAGAAAAGAACGTACCTAAAGGGTATGATAGTAAGTGGGAATATTTATTACATCAAGGTGTTCTTAAATCTTGGGATCACCATACAGATAAAATACCTTACGTTGTACAGCACAACTACGAACCAGACTTTATAAAAGATAAAGTACTTATTGAAGCAAAGGGTAGGTTCTGGGATCATGCAGAGTATAGTAAATATATCTGGATTAGGAAGTCTCTACCTGATACAATGGAGCTTGTGTTTCTATTTCAGAAACCATATTCTCCAATGCCAGGAGCTAAGAAAAGAAAAGATGGAACAAAAAGAACGCACGCTGAATGGGCAGAAGCGAATAATTTTAAGTGGTACACAGAAGAAACTTTACCAGAGGAGTTTAAATAATGGTTGATTATAAATTCAACGAAGAAAATACAATAAAACAAATAAAAAGATATGTAGATAAAACATATGAGAAACATTATGCTAGTGGAAAATATCAAGCAACAGATATGATTATTGATGCAGGACATGGCGATGGTTTTTGCATGGGTAATATTATAAAGTATGCTATGCGTTATGGTAAGAAGCCTGATCCTGTTACTGGAGAGTATAGGAATCAAGGAGACTTATTAAAAATTATACACTACGCTATAATAGCTATACATTTATGGGTAGAGAATAAAACAAACTCAACAGAAGACGAAGCCTCAGAGGAATACTTATCTGTTAAAAGAGAAATGTTTCCAAGAAACGAAGACGGAACAAGGAAAGGGTGGTACAAATGATGGGAAGATTATTATACATGATACCTTTTTTTGGTATGTTAATAAGTTCATACTTTATATGGACTGCAGATATACGAGCAGCAGTAATAATGGCAGGGCTTTCACTAACACAAAGCTTAATATGTTTTTTATATCTTGTTTTACAAATTATGGCTAATGGAACTAATGGTACATTAGAAGTAGAGGTAGAGCTTTGGGATGCTCTTATGCCTGTTATCTTTCTTATGTTATCTTCTACAATATTTTTATTAATAACAACACAACTTGCAGAGGCTTTTGCATTATGAATACACAACTACCTACAAACTATCAACAGTTTATACATCTAAGCAGGTACGCTAGATGGAACGAAGACAATCAACGTAGAGAAACTTGGAACGAAACAGTATCTCGATACTTTGATTTCTTTGAAACACATCTTAAAAGAAAACCACAACTTAAGTAAACCACAGTTTGATGAAACTAGAAAGTACTTAGAAAAAGCTGTATTGTATCTAAACATTATGCCAAGCATGAGAGCATTAATGTCTGCAGGTACAGCATTAGAGAAGGATAACGTTGCAGGATTTAACTGTAGCTATGTAGCTGTAGATAATGTCAGAGCCTTTGATGAAACACTTTACATACTTATGTGTGGTACTGGTGTTGGCTTTAGTGTAGAGCGTCAGTATATAAACGAGCTACCAGATCTTCCAGAAGATTTGTTTCCTACTGATACAGTTATTAAGGTAGCTGATTCTAAAATAGGATGGGCAAAATCCTACAAAGAACTGTTGTCGTTACTATATGCAGGACAGATTCCTACATGGGATGTTTCTAATATCAGACCTTATGGTGCTAGATTAAAAACATTTGGAGGAAGAGCAAGTGGCCCTGCTCCTCTTGAAGAGTTATTTGATTTCACTATCAACATATTCCGCGATGCTATTACAAAAGGACAGCGTAAATTAGTTTCTATAGACTGTCACGATTTGATGTGTAAGGTCGCAGAAGTGGTAGTCGTAGGGGGAGTAAGGCGAAGTGCTTTAATCTCTCTCAGCAACCTCTCAGACAATCGTATGCGCAATGCTAAGTCAGGTGCTTGGTGGGAAGACAATCAGCAGAGAGCATTGTCTAATAACTCTGTAGCCTATACAGATGTTGCAGAACCAGGTGCGTTTATGCGTGAATGGTTATCTCTTTATGAATCTAAAAGTGGTGAGCGTGGTATATTCAATAGACAAGCCGCAGAAAAACAGGCTTCTAAGAACGGTAGAAGAGAAGAGTACAAAGACTTTGGATGTAATCCTTGTAGTGAAATTATCCTACGAAACAAACAGTTCTGTAATCTTACTGAGGTTGTTGTAAGATCTGATGATAATGAAGATACTTTAATAGCTAAAGTAAAAGCTGCTACAATTCTAGGTACGTTCCAAGCTACGCTTACAAACTTTAGATACTTAACTAGCAAATGGAAACACAATACAGAAGAAGAATCTTTACTTGGTGTATCTCTTACAGGGATCATGGATAATAAAGATATGATAAATGGTAAAATAGATTTAGATAAATTAAAAAATATATCTATTGATATGAATAAAGTATGGGCTAAGAAGCTAGGTATTCCCCAATCAGCAGCCATTACTTGTGTCAAACCTAGTGGAACAGTTAGCCAACTGGTCGATAGTGCTTCTGGTATTCACACTAGACATAGCCCATACTACCTTCGTACAGTAAGAGCAGATAAGAAAGATCCTTTAGCTAGGATGATGGTTGATGCAGGAGTATACCATGAAGATGATCTTACTAAACCAGAACACACTTATGTCTTTTACTTTCCGATGAAGAGTCCTAAAGGTGCGCTGACTAGAAAGGACTTGTCAGCTACTGAACACTTAGGAATCTGGAAAGACTATCAAGATAAATGGTGTGAACACAAACCCTCTGTAACTATCTCAGTAAAAGAAGATGAATGGTTAGAAGTAGGTGCTTGGGTATATAAAAACTTTGATGATATATCTGGTATCTCTTTCCTTCCATACTCAGATCACTCATACAAACAAGCTCCTTACCAGGAGATAACTTATAATGAGTATAGGAAATGGCTAAAGAAAACAACGGATGTTGTTGATTGGTCGAAGATTACTGAATATGAAACTGAAGATAATACAGAGAATACTAAAGAACTAGCCTGTAGTGCAGGTACATGTGAGATAATTTAATGCCAAGAATAAAAAGGGAAGAAGCAAAGCTGTTAGCTTATACAGTTTTGTTCAACAAACAAGGACAGTTAATAACAGAAAGAATATCTACAGATATTAAAAAGCTAAAAAAGTTTTTAAGTAAAGAAGAATTTAACCTGTTACAGTCCGTACTGCGAAGTGCGTCAACTGAATTAGACGCAGTACATAATAAAATTGAAGCGGACTTAAATGCTCGTATAACATAATTAACTTCCCTGTCTTATTGTAATATTAGAACTGCT